TAAATTGAATAGGACACTTATCATATTTTATTAATTATAATAATATTTTTTAAATTAGTTTAAAACTAAATATTTATTAATTAGAAATGATTACACTATTTTTGACTTTTAACGCTTTTATTAGGCCCGCGATAAAACCACGGGCAAATATTAAGATGATCGAGCCATATGAACTACTTAGTGAGTTAAAGGGGCCAATGCACCAGTATAGTTTTGCAGAACTTCAAAACAATATTAAAAATATTGATGCAGTTGCTTTAATTGAAGATAAAAATGTTGCTGTTTTACACGATCTAAAAGACAACATTAATCTTTACAAATATATGCCCGAAACCGCCGATAATCTTGTAAACACATTGATTTCTAATAAAGTAGATTTTCAAGTATTTGATTTAACCAACCAAGGTATACAGATTCCATTTTTTATTCAGTTATTTTTAGGTTATGCTATTATCATGGGAATTCTAAATTTTATGACCTCAAGAGGAGGAGGAATGAATAGTCCTATGAATTTTCTAAATAAGCAAAATGAAATAGATATCAATTTAGATGTTAATACTACATTCGCGGATGTAGCGGGAATTCCAGAAGCAAAAGAAGAACTTTATGAAATTGTAGACTTTTTAAACCAACCTGAGGCATACGAAAATGCAGGCGCCAAAATTCCTAGAGGTGTTCTTCTAGAAGGTGATCCCGGAACTGGCAAAACTCTTCTAGCAAGAGCAGTTGCAGGAGAAGCCCAGGTTAATTTTATCAGCGCTAGTGGTTCTCAGTTTGTAGAAATGTTTGTTGGTGTTGGAGCTCAACGTGTAAGAGCACTTTTCGAAAAAGCAAAGAAAAATTCCCCATGTGTTATATTTATTGACGAAATTGATGCTATTGGCGGCAAGCGCGGTTCTGGTTTTAACTCTGGTGGTAATGATGAACGTGAACAAACACTTAATCAGATTCTTACAAATATGGATGGTTTTGAGAAAACAGAGGGAATTGTAGTAATGGCAGCTACAAATAGAATTGATACACTAGACCCTGCTCTACTAAGATCTGGTAGGTTTGATAGAAAGGTGAAAGTTTCTCTACCGAATAAGATCGAGCGCGAAGAAATAGCTAAGATTCATTTTAAAAATAAAAACACAACTGCATCTTTTGACAGACTTGCAGAACTAACATCTGGATTTTCTGGGGCTGACATTTCCAATTTAGCAAATGAGGCCGCCATTCTAAGCGTTCGAAGAAATATTACTGCAATCAATGACGAACTTGTTTTAGATGCTTATGAAAAAATGACAATCGGTCTTCCAAAGAAGTATGATACACGTAGTCCAGAAACAAAGAAACTTGTAGCTCTTCATGAAGCAGGTCACGCTGTTGTGATTAAGTACTTTTCGAAGTATTTTAATCTTCAGAAGGTAACAATGAATGCAAATACTGGAGGAGCAGGGGGGTATACTCTTTTCACTCCAAAAGATTTTTATCTTGAATTTCCTACTAAAGGTTTCTATTTTGCTAGAATTATAGCTGTTCTCGGTGGAAGAGCAGCAGAAATGATACACGGTAAGATCGGTAAAGATGTGTTTAAGGAAATGGACAATGAACACGTTTCTACCGGAGCTAGTAATGATCTTATGGTAGCCACAGATTTGGCTAATAGATACATCGATCTATTCGAAAGTTACGTAATTGAAAATTCAAATAGCGATATATTTAAGTTTAAGAAGGAACAAAGAGCCAAAAAAATTATCGACCACTGTTTGGAACAAGCTGTTAAGATTGTTAATGATAATCAAGATGTCCTTGTTCTAAGAGATAGACTTATCCTTGAAAACACAGTAGATTATCAATAAGTTTTAAAAATCATCGACTGTTCATGAAAGAACGCATGAGACGGTCTTTTATATCTAAACTTAGACCAAAAATCATTTTTAATATTTAAAAGTCTAAGTTTTCTAACAGGTTCCATAATCTGTTCTTCATTAAATTTAAGACTAACTGGAAAATCAGCGTTTTTAAAATAACAATCATAATTAGATTCTACTGCAAAATCTCTTGTTATATTTGTTAAACCAAGAGCAATTCCAGTAAAATCCAAAAATTCTTTTTGTCTGAGAATATTATAGTTTAATTTTTCATTTTTGTAATTAAATCTAATGACACCATTTGGACCTTCAATTCCATCAATGGGATTCCACTGCATTGTATTAGTTATACAATCTAATACAACGAAATGTAATTGATTTTCTTTTTTAGCTATAGTCATTATTTCAAGTCTTGCACCTTTCATCCAAAAGGAATCTAGATTGTAACAATTATACATCAGTTTATGCGTTGCATGCTTGTCTTCTTCAAATATCTTAACTTTGGCGAGTTTCATACCCTCTGGTAACATTTCCTGTATCTTGCGAGGTTGGGCTATATTATAAGAAAGCCATAAAGAAAACGGTTTAATAGTAAGTTGAATATTTTTCATTTACTTTTTATTTATTTTAACTTTAAATAAATAATTTATTTTAAAAAAAAAATATTATTAATTATTAAAAATAAAATGCCCCACGGTGATGGATCTGACGTTTACGGCCAGCACGACCCAATGGTTGCGGACATCGTAAAGACTGTTTTCTTAACTCTTGCGGTAACCTACCTTACCCAGAAGCGCATGCCCGAGATGTACAGCGTTGCTATCTCGGTTGTCGCTGTCATTCTATACTGGTCTCTAATTCAGGGCCTCTGGCCCGGAGGTTGGAAGAGAGAGATCTTAAGTACCGCCTAATTAATAAGTCGCTAAACAATAATCATAAATAAACAAGTAATTATCGTATACTGCTAAATCATGATTTATTATTGGATTTTTAGTAAATGAATCCAATAATATTTCATTGCCAACATGCTTGTAAATAATAGGAAGATTTACAACAAAGTCATTTGGTGTTACATAGTTAAAAGTTTTTTCATTTAAGTTTTGAAAGCTGTATTGTGTTCTAAAACTGTCTAAACCAACTCCTGGGCAACCAAATGTATATACTTTATCTACATTTTTGCCATCAAGTATCATTTTAGAAGCACACAATATGGCACAACTACCACCCAGACTGTGTCCGCCTAATATAAAATTGTCGTGTTTTTCTATAAATTTATCAGCTCTTTTCATAAGTTTTTCTGTTCTCTTTGCAAAACCAGAATGAACTAGAGAATTTTCATCTGGCCAATTAGACGGTAGAACATTAAAGTCATAATTTAATAGATCCTTTACATTTTGAGTTCCAGAAAATGCAATTACGGGAGGAAACCCATTATGAGGCTCAATACATATTATACTATTTCTATTTAATAATAGCGTAGTTGTAATGAAATTCTGTATTTTCATGATATTAATAACAATATTATTTTTTAAATTATTTAAAGTTTTAAATTAGTATAAACTAATGATAATATCTCAAATACTTCTGTTTTCATTTACAGCTCCCTATTATTACAATAAAGATGTACATAATTTTGGAAATATTGGACTACCCGGTGCATTTCATGCCGGTGTATCACCACTTTTTACAAAATTCATAGATTTTAAAGCTTATAAATCTATAAATATTCGTGACAAAATTTATTCAGAATTAGATGGAACTGTTTTAGATTTGTGCTGCGGAACGGGTTATTCTACGTGTAAAAATCCCGGAAGTGTAGGTATAGACACTTCTAAGCAGATGTTATATTTTGCTAATTTATACAATTCAGGTCCTACTTACAATTTTGGAAATGCTGAAACATATGGCGAAGAAAAAAGTTTTGATTTTGTGACTTGTATGTTTGCATTCCATGAAATGCCCAGTTATGCACATCGGTTAATAATTGAAAATGCAAAGCGTGTAGCTAGGAAAAAAGTTATAATAGTAGACATATCAACTAATTATATACCATCAAAGATAATGTTAGCAGGTGAGCCATACATTCTAAAATATCTTAAAACTATAGATGAAACGCTATGTGATTTTAATAAGACTGTTATAGTTGAAAACCACGCCGAAATGTGGGAATTTAATTTAGACTAAATTTAAAATATATCATAATTATAAATGATAAAGGTAATAAAGGTTAAAAAATTGACGAGAGGAAATAAAAAATATGAGATAACATTCGATAAAAATGGAAAGAAGTATACTCGAAGATTTGGTTCAAGAGGAATGTCTGATTATACCATTCACAAAGACAAAGAACGCCGAGAAAGATACATATCACGTCATAAGAAAGATCTCCGAACGGGCGATCCAATGCGCCCGGGATTTTTAAGTATGTATATTCTTTGGAACAAGCCTTCTTTTAAAGCAAGTTTAGCAGACTACAAGAGAAGGCTTAATGTATATAACAGAACTGGTAAATTTCCAAAAAAAATAACAGGGAGCAAAAAATTATCATTTGGAAGTAAAATTCCAGATAATGTTCTTAACAAAAAATTGTATTCAAGAATTAAAACTAAAATCAAAAAATCTATAAAAGGTCGTCGTTGGGGCGCATACGATTCTGGAAGACTTGTAAGAGAATATAAACGTCGCGGAGGTAAATACTCAGGATCAAAACGTAAGACAGATTTAGGAAGATGGTATAAAGAAAAATGGGTAGATGCTTGTGCTTGGCCTAAACGTAAACCATGTGGTCGTAAAACAAAGAAAAAGATAGCTTATTGTAGACCAAGTAAAAGAGTTGATTCTAAAACTCCTAAATTAGTGCAGAAATTAACAGCTGCCCAGAGAAAATCTCGCTGTGCTAGAAAGAAAAGATCTCCCATGAAGAGAATCACTAAATTTGGAAACAGAGTGTGGCAAGAACCCGGAATTAGACCGGACGGAACGAGGGGTGTTGTATGGAAGACCGAAGATGAAGTTTTTATACTTGATCCTAACTGGATAATACATTGTAGTTTAGTTCCTGGCGTTGGGATACATGTATCGATAAGAAGTTTACTTGCTTCAAGAACAATGGGTGGCGATGAAGATTTTTCATTCCATTATGGAATTAAATATGCAAATAGACCAGAACAATTTTGGAGAACAGGTAATTTAGCTTATAGATTTAATCTTCCAGAAGAATGGAAAAGAGAAATGGTAAGATATTACAGGGAAAATTGTAGTAATGTTCAGGGAGGCCCCTTATTTCCTCTTCCAAGTCCTTATAGGATGACAGGTTATCCACCACGCTCTCCCATGGCAGAACACTGGTCTTACAGTCAATACGGAAGAAGAGGTAGAAGACGAAGCAGCGGCTTTAAAAAATCATCTGGTTTTTGGTCTTCAAGCAAGAAACCCGCGAAGAAACCATTTTGGTCTTCAAGCAAGAAGCCAATCGCTAAGAAGCCAATCGCTAAGAAGTCTCCTCTTAAAAAATTTGACAAGAAAAAATTGGATAAAATGAGAAAAGAATTACTAGATGAAATTTTAAATGCAGATGACACGTTTGAAAATATGCAAGCGGCTATTAATAAAAGATGCCAAGGAATGTTTCAAAGTCATTGTGATAGAATATTTACAGAGTTAATAATGAATGCATATTATTATTACAAACACAATTTGCCACAAACACAGAGAAGAGCAGAACTTGTAAAGAAAATTGAATCGATAATTAAAAAGGATTTCCCAGACTTTAGACCTACTAAAATTAAAATATCTCCTAAAGACAATAGTAAAATTGAAAACTTGATGATGCTTTTACAAGATAATACATTTGGGTCTTATTCTCACGGTTATTTAGCCACTTTAATAGCAGACTTTATGAGAAAAACAGCTTAAAAGAATAAATTATTTGAAGCTAAATGGAGGAAGTACTTCCAGCTTTGTCTGCGGGCGTAATTTCTACTGTAGTATGTAATCCATTGGATGTTATAAGAGTAAATTACCAATTGAATAAAAAAATTAAAACAGATTTTAAATTTCTATACAGAGGAATTAACTACGGAATAGTTGCAATTCCTTCATTCTGGGTAATATACTTTCCTCTTTATAAAAAACTTAAAAATGATCTTCCATCTAGCGTTTCTGCTTATCTTTCTTGCTGTTCTGCAAGTGCTGTAAGTACTCCCTTTTGGGTTTTAAGGCAAAAAGCTTACACTGGAATTAAGCATGACTGGAAAAATGAAAAACTTTCATCGTATTACAAAGGATTGTTGCCTACATTTCTTATTAATTTAAGCTTTGTAATCCAAATGCCTATATACGAATATCTTAAAACTAAAGTTGAAAATAACACGTTTAATATATTCTTAATTACGTCTATTTCAAAGACTATTGCTACAAGCATACTTTACCCTTTAGATACTATAAGAGTTAAGATAAGAAACGGCGATCTTATTAAAAATATTAAAATCGCTGAATATTATAAAGGTATCTCTATTTATCTCTTAAGAAGTATTCCTTATCATGCAACTGTTTTTTGCACTTATGAATACGTTAAAAAAATTATTTCATAAAGAAAAGTGTATAAGAATAAGCTTGTAAATAACAATCAGCGAGATCATCTTTCTTTTTAGAATTTTCAAAAAAATTTTTATGAGATTTTATCAGATGTCTTGCATGTTCAATTCCGAGATTTTTATTTTGTCTATATTTACATTTACTCCTATGTTCTATTTTAAGATCGCAACACTTAAGTTTATACTTTGCTTGGTAAAACATAATTGTTGCGTTTCTATTTTGTTCGTGTTTAATTCTTAATATAAAATAAACATACAAGGCAGTTGATATATTTCTCATTTTGGGATTGAAAGATGGTTGTTTCTCTAAAAGAACTACATCAGCTTCTGCTAAATATTCTAGTTTATCTAATTCTTGAATTACTCTTAATGTTTCATCTTTACCGCTACAATCTAATACGTTCCAGTCTAGAATAGTATTATCTTCGGAGTCTAATAAACAATAAGCTAAATTTTTAATACCGATATCAAAACTTAAAATTATCATTAACAAATTAATTTATTTTATTTTTAAATTAATCACAATGATTGTAATGATTTTCACTGGCCCCACTATCAGTTGAATAATCAACGTAATCTGGGTAGTCAGAACTAGAATCAGTCAAGTAAAAAAATAAAGGTTCATAAGGTTCTTCTGGAAATTTAAAACATGAAAATATACAGCCCATATTATTTATATGAAATCATTTTAATCTTTAAGTTTTAATATAGGCATTAAACTTTTCACTTCTCTTTTACCCTTATCTTTTATTTTCTTAATTGAATTTATATCATTGATGTCCCATGATATGAATATTTTATCGTAATGAATTTTAATTACAAAATATCCTTCTTTTTCTAAACTTTTGAACACAAAGTCGCGTGTATCTTCTATATCATATCTAGGATAGCCAACTATCAAAGGAGGAATAGAATAAACACATTTTAATTCGCCATGATTTGCCATATGATTAACTTTTTCTGCTATTTTATTAAGGATGTGTCTTTTAATTTCAGACTGTCTCGAGTTTTGTTTTCTTTGAAGTTCTAAAACACCTTTTAAAGTACTCATTATTATAGTTTAAATTTATTTAATTTTTTAAAAAAGCGTAGGAGTTTCTTCTTTTTTACTTTCAGGTTCTTCGTTTTCTTCTGGTTCAGAATCAGAGCCATCTTCAGACTCAGAATCTTCGGAATTGTCTTCTATTTCTTCCTTTTTAGTTACATGTACAGGTGAAGTACTTCCTTTATTTTCTTTTAATTCTTCAAAGCTTTTCATTTCTTCACTAACGGGGTCTTCTGCCATAGTACCGGGAGGTTCTTGTTTAGAAACAGGCATTTCAATTGGGACAATTGGTATATTTTTAGGTTCATCTTCATGTTCAGATTCTTCATCAGATTCATCGTCTTTAATCGCGGGAACAGGCACCGGTATAGGCAATTGAGCCTCATCTTCATCAAAAACACCTGACAAGTATTCGCTTAAGATGTACTGAATAGGAATTTGATTTGCTATAGTGTCTTTTATAGACTTTGCAATAATATCAAACAATTTACTCTTATCATCGTGAATAATAGTTGGTGAGTAAAAAATTGTTTCTGCAATACTAATTGTAATCTTATGAAGAAATACATTTAATGTTGGAACTTTTATCTTTATAGACTTATCATCAGACTTTAGTCTAACACACGCTAGAATTTTTACATGGCTTACAAAAATTGCAGTAATTAAATCCATTAAATAAGGGAGACCGCCGTTCATCTTTGATAGTTTCTCTTCTAGTTTATAAGTAGACCAGTTTGGAACTTCTTTTAAATCTCTCTGAAAATTAGAATATGATATATCAAGTCTGTTATTTTTAAGCTGAGATTCTTGGTAAATTTGCTTAATTATATCATAGAAATAATTAGTTGTAGTTGTAATAAGCTGATTCGTGTATTCTTCTTTAGCAGCAACTAAAACATTAACGTTCAGTGATTGATCCATGTTAATAAATTGTAATGTTTTTAAAATTAATTTTAACCTTAAAAATATATATTTTAATATTATAACTTAATGAGTACAAAACAAGTGAAATGGACTCTTTCACCTGATTTTTTGAAAGAGATTTTACGATCATTAAAGGAAGATTCAAATGAAATCGCGGGGAAAATTATGTTTAGTGATAGGAATTGTAGAAATGGAGTTTGTGATAAATTTAGCATAGATTCAAAAATTAGACAGGGTAATGGGTCTTCTGTTTATACACCTTTAGGCATTATCAATTTTCACACACATCCAAATTCAATATATAAACGTGAGAAAACTAAGTATGGATGGCCATCTGGAGAAGATATGGGGCAGTGTCTTAGATTTTTCGACAAAGGAACTGTTGTGCATATAGTATTTACTATGGAAGGCGCTTATATTATATCACTTGAAAACAAAATTCCTCCAAGACACTACAAATACGTCGAGGATATATTTAAATTTACTCATAATTTCAGAATATTAAACCAGAAAACTGCACTTAAAAATTTCAAAGAGTTTTTAAGTCCAATTTACAAAACAAATAAGAAAAACACTGTTGACATGTGGTTAGAAATGGCCAATAAAATGACTTTAAACAAATTGTATAAATTATCGAAAGAATATTTAGATTACACTGGTAAAATTCCTTCAGATAATAAAAAGATTTTTAATGTTAAATTAATTAAATACAGTAAAAACATGAGATTTAGCGCTAGGTATGTAACATTGTCTAACCATAAGAAATTTTTTGGGAAAGCTCTTTAGTCACTTTTATGACTTCCAAGTTATTAAAATTAATTAGAATACCATAATCACACTTTAGATTAATTAAGTATTTTCTAAGCTGTTGTATCTCCTTCAATCCAATAGATGCTGTTTGAGATTTTAGTTCTAGTATATAAGATATTTTTTCATTCTCGTATACTACAATGTCTGCTCGTTCGTATCCAACTGTAATACCTTTAAATAAAACAGGCACGATTACCTCTGTTTGACACAAAAGTCCTCTAGTATTTAGTTCAGAATAAAGAGCATTTTGGTATATATTCTCTTTATAAGTACTACCTAGTGTATCACTAACTTCTTTAATACTATTTAAAATAGTGGATTCCATTCATTTTAAATAAATTGCTGTCTTTAAGTATGTGTTAGTTTTGCGCGTTTACAGCACTCTTCAAATATTTCCTTTCTTTGTTCAGTTTTCATTCTTGCATAGTCAAATACAACGTTTCCTTCATAGCTAATAGACGTAGAAGAAGATTCCCACATCATATATTGTTTGATTATATCTATAAATTCTATGTGATAACTCTTATCCTTTGAACCATCTAGTACGATAATCTCGTCTCCACAACATTCATTTTCCAACCAATCATTATGATATTCATTGCACATTTTAAGATATTCAGAATCAATTTTTTCTCCTTCACGGTTTCTCTCGATTATGCGTCTCTCGCATACTTCAGGAGTAGTTTTAAGATAAACAAAGGTAATCTGTGGCAACTCCCGAATAAAAGCATCAAACCACATCTCGTAAATTTGCCATTCAATTCTATTCATTTTAGAAGAAGCGTGAAGCATTCTAGCAAATACATTCCTGTCACTATAAACACAGCGTTCGGTTACAATTATATCATACTTTTTAGATTTAATTACGTCCAAAAGCATAGAAAGTCGGGAAATGTATGCTAGAATTTGAAAAGGAAATGCATATTTTTCTTGATTTTCATAAAAAGCCTTTAATACAGAATTCCCATTATCATCTTTAATATTTTCCCACATATTTACAGGTTCTTCGAGGAAACAAATACGTTTTCCATTGCAATTATAACTCTTAGAGAAATATTCTTTCATTGTCTTAAAAAGTGTGGATTTACCAGACCCAATATTTCCGTCAATAGAGATAATCATGTTATACTATATAATAGATCATTTCTCTAACTTAATTTTAAAATAAAGTAACATTTTTAAGTTTTTCAATCACTTCATCGTCTAGTAGAATTTCATCGTCCTCTTTTAAATCTCTTATGATGTATTCATTTATTGTTTCGGATTTCTTCTTGTCTCTTTTGATTTTAAATTGACAAAGATCCCATTTAATAAAGAAACTGGTCTTTGTAAATATAATGCCCGTACACTTTATAAGGGAAATACCCTTCTCAGAATCATTAATTTCATCTAAAGTTAAGTCACCTCCTGATGTGTAGAAATATGTATCATCATCGAAAAAACAGGTTAAAAAATTTTCTTTTAAAGACTCTCTATAAATCTGGGAACAATCCTCTGCGGAAATGTTCTTTCCGAACCATGTTTCGCTATTCTCCGAGGTCTTTTTGATTACATCATTAGATAAACCCATTATAAAATCTTTAATTTTGACATCCTCAATTTGAATTCTAGCTTTTTTAGTTTCCTTGTTAAATTCTACTACATCTTTTGGAATTTGAATAGTTAGCTCAGTAGAATCTGACATAATCTTTGAGAAAAACATCTCTCCCGATTTTAAAGTAATTGGGTTAAAAACTTCGAGATTATTATCGGTCATTTAGTATTACACTTTATTATTTAAAAAATAAATAAACGAGATTAAATTTTCATATACTGGTCTATATATATTTTAGAATCTTTGAAATATATATAACATAAACACTTATTTGAATCTTCTAATTTATTTTCGGATATTTCGTAAGTATTAGAATTGAAATATTTGGTATCTGTTGATATATAGAATATTATTCTATCTTCATTATCTAAAAATAACATCTTATTAGTATGCTCGTCAAATTTTGCAGAAATCTGAAAAAGAATTTCAAGAAGTTGTAAATCTCTTGAATTATTTCTATCTGGGATATATT